CTTTTTTAGATCCTCTATTTGGTTCTTATAGTGCTCCCTCCATGTGTATTTTAACACGTTACCCTTGCAGTAGCCCTTAAATTCTTCGTCTGTAAGTGCAGCACGAATTGCTTGTATGCACTCTATGCCATGCTGGTTGTAGTGGGGCGGGCTATTTACCATGTCTGATTTATTTCTAACCATCATGCACTTCCTTTCGTGTCGGAATCCTCTGTTAATAGGTGCTGCTCACATTCATAGTCAGGAGAAAGGGACAGCATATTTTTTTGAGCATACGCCTGAATAAGATCCCGAACGAATGCATTATCTTCCATTGCAGGAATAGAAGCTGCTGCGAAATTACATAACAGCAACATACTACTCATTTCTTCTTCAGTCAAGGATGTGGATTCTACATTGGCTACAATAGACACTTGAACTTCTCCTGCCCAATGCTGCATTTCCTCACTTTCAACATCCTCCTTTATTGGAGTAACTATAATAACAAAAGCATCTGGTGTCAAGTACTTATGCAATGTAGTCATCATGTTGTTTCCTTTTAATTTCGATACGTTGGGGCGGCATAGAAAACAATTTCTCTAGTAACCATTCTTGTGGAACTTCTCTATCACAGTAAGTAATGTTTTTCTTTTCACACCAATCACCATAACTTGTCTTAGACCCTTTTCTAATTTTTCGTCTACTATTTTCAAATACAAGCCGGATATCCAAGTCACTATGTTGCTTTTTTATTTCGACGTGTTTTCTTCTGTCGGCAGTGGACCAAAATCCCTTAACCTCCAGTATGATACCATTATCTAGAACAAAGTCAGGCGTGTAAGACCGGATAGCAAAATCTATCCACTGTATCTTTATTTTTTCATAGCGTATTTTATGCTTGGCTTTTTTAATCTGCGCTGCAATTTTCTCTTCCAGACCAGAT